CTCATGGACCGTTAGGTCCCTCGTCCCCTAATAGGGACGAGCCATCGCGCGTTTGATGCTGACGACACGCGGGCGTCCACTTCTATCGAGGTGGTCCTCTGCGGAGTTGGCATCTCCGTTTTGCAGAAGACACTTCAACAAGGCCGCGTATTCGAGTGCTGCGTTCTTTGGCACTCGAGCATCCACCACATAGCCCCTTACGAGGGGACTTTGGGTGTCCTCATCGATGGCAGTTACATCGTAACTACCATCTTTTGAGAAGCGACCGAGGACGGGAGACTCTCGTGCGACAAAAGGGTAAGGGTTCAAAACCCTTTCCAAGATGTCGTCGAGACAACGAGTTACGATTTCATAACCAGCTTCGAAAAACTGGTTACGAGTCGCAACCGTACTGATGATATCAGTAGCGTCCCGTCTAGGAAGTGGCGGTCGGGTAGGAACATCTTTGCGGAATCGGACGATGGAAACGTCGTTACCCGCAAAGTATTCTTTCCCACAAGACTCTCTGAACTTGCCAGTCCAGAAAGACTTGCTCTGGTTAACCTTGAACCCAAGGGTCTCAAGGCCAGAGACGACCGCTTCGGCAGAGTCTGTGGGGACAATTATGTCGTCCCCATAGACACGTACGGAATCGCGCATAGATTCAACTTCAGCGCGACTCACCGGACGGATGTCCGCTAGACTTCCATGAGCTACGGTCTTTACCGCAACAGCGGCAAAGATCATAGCTTCAACTGGAAAAGTCAAAGCGGAACCCATCGATGCGAACTTCGAAAGGGGAATTATACCTTTCGAACCCAAATTGGCCTTAGTTGAACGGGTCACTTGAAGTGCCTCATTCACCCAAGGAAAGTCCTGGAAGATCTCCTCGACTAACCAATTTGGGACGCGGTCACTCGCCTCACTAAGATCTAATGTGGCGAGCGAACCGTCCTCAGAGCCCACGGCAGCCATGGCCTGGTTAGGCCATTGGTCCGAAAACCCCACCAGAAAACTGGCAGGGTTCCCCTTGATGGGGGACTCGAGGAGCCGCACGAGAGAACGAGAAACCGCCTGCTGCATATACTGCATCGCAGTAGGTTCCTCGGCAATCAAACGCGGCCGTTTCGCAGTCTTGGGAACAGGAGTAACCTTAACAGGTATCTCCTGATCCGAGGGCAGGAACTGTACATCCTGTAGAAAAACAGGATCACGACTCGGAACAGCATACTCCATGAATGGAAATAGCTGTTCAAGTCGTTCCGGCCACACCTTCTGGTCAAACTTTTCGTTTCCGAAAAGTCGATCAGCGGTGGCACCGGGACCGTGTCCAGGAACAACGTCGAATTGGTAGATCTTACGATCTAGCTCAACGAGCGCCGTTCCAAAACAGACACGGAACACCTGGCGAAGATTCTCTAAGATAGTCAGAAAAGGTAAACCTGACTCGTCCCAGAGAAACACCAAGTGTTTGTGCAGTTCCTCATCGGTTGCTATGTAGTGATCGAGCTCACGCTCAATCTCTACATCCCCGCATAGCTCCTTCAGCTTACCAAACGCCAGTGTTAACTGGCGAATGGACTGAATGGAGTCAACGCAGGGATCAGCAAGCATCCGACCGGTCCCAGAGTCAACAACACGATCGAACAGACCACCCAGAAACTTGGGAGTCTTATTCCTCTTCTTGGAGGTCCCAGAGCGGGACCAACCTACGAAGAGAGAATCGTCGATCTCACCATTTCGGAGGACTTGTTCAAAGTCCTTACCGAACTGGGGGAGGGTGACCGTGAAAAACGAATCACCCTCGTGTTGAACCCTCGACTTGACTGTTTCAAGGTCACGGTCGAGGACTGGGGTACTCACCGAGCATCGTATGCCACAATCCTGTAGCATACAGTGCCAGAGTTCCGTTCGGCTTTTCATGCCATCCTCCTTTCTGGAGGGATATTGGCATTCCTAGCTGTGAAGACAGAACGCGTTACGATTCACCTCCAACGACCTTGGCAATATTGCCAGAGGCCGCGAGCCAATCTGTAAGCGCCTTGAGGTTATTGGTAACCTCAGTGTTGTCAAAGCCCACCGGAGGGTGGTCGATGACGACGTAGGCACTCATAGAATAGGGTCGAGAGACGCCGTCCAAAAGAGGATCGGCAGCCACTTTGGAGAAATCGAGACGCACCGTGCGGCGATTACGATTACGCAAGTCATGCGTAACCTTAAGCGTAATGCCCGAGTCAGACGTCTGGAAGACGCCGGACCGGTCGCCAAAGCTAACCCGCGGCAAAGACTTCGCCACGGAGTTAACCGTCACGGACTGTGGTTCTGAAAACATAGCGTGGAACTCCTGGGTTGTGTGGGTGTCAGACCGGGTAATACCGGCCTTCTAGCGTCGGCTCATGCCGAGTGCTGCAAGGATCGACACCTGCCTCGGACTCAAATCCGAATCCAGGATGCCGAACCCAAACGGATTCGCACCTCGTCGCTCCATCGTGGTAGCTTTCACCGCCACGGTGCTGGTATAGGGGACCCATGCGCCAGAATTGACGCGATAGGCCCCTTTCCAGGTGTATACGGAAGTCTTGACAGTGTTTGCCATGACATAGCCGTATACCATTACCAATCCATCCGCAGAGAGAGCATTGATGTTCTTAATGACATCTCCCGCATTGGAAAAGTAATCGACGACGAAGGAGTAGGGGATCAGCTCCCATACGGTATCGATACCGGGCTTGACACCATATTTCTTGTCAAGTTCGGCAACGGTACGCGCGAAACCTAGTCCCGAAGGGACGTGATAGGTAAACGCGCCACTGAAACTAATATTAGTTTCAGTCCGTACGGAAGTTGTGATCGTGCCAGAACTTATCTGGTAAGCATTACACGCCTCATCGTACCTCGGATAATCCGAGTAAGATGAAGTTGTGTCAGTGCTCACAGACGGGAACTGGTACCGTCTTCGAACGACCTTCCCAGAGTCCCGATGCAGTTGGTCAACAATCCTCTCGGATTGTTGCATCGCTGATCGGAGATCTGAGTAGGCTCCGATAGCCGGGGAAACACCTAACTGATAGTTAAGGTATTCCCCGGACAAGCTACCGGATTTGCCAGGAACGGAGAACAACTTCCGTTCACTGAAGAGCTCTGCGAGAGCAGTGGCTCCATCGAAGACGGGATTTGTTGGAGAGACACGACTGATAGCAGTAGCCCCGCGAGCATCCAGCTGAGAAGCCGGAATGAAAGCAGGACATACCGTCGCCAGTTGTGCTTGGATATATGAGTCACCTGAACCTCCTGACGCCAGACGACATGCGGATTTCGCATTGTCGTTCGGATACAGGACGGTAAAGGTGTCCCAACCAAAATACCTGATCCAAAGAGGATCAGGTATGGCCGTTACCTCAAACTTCTGAGAGAGGAACGGCCCTCCAACATCCCTGCCCTTACCGATGTCTCGGTAAGGGTTGCTGAACGTGGTGATCAGTTGACAAGAAGCAGTCGAGGAAACACTATACCTCTTCTGAAGCTTGCCATCTAGATAGCGCTCCGTTATATAAGACGGACCCGCTACTTGTCTAGATTTAACCACCATGTTCCACTCCTGAATCCGTAGACTGGG